CAGCTATTCTTATGATGCCGAGCGCGATGCTTTTATCTCCCCTAAACCATATGATTCATGGAGCTTGAATGAAGATACCTGCCTATGGGTTCCTCCGGTTCCTATGCCGGAAGATGGTAAGGCATATCAATGGAATGAAGAATCCCAAGAATGGCTTTAATTCCGATAGACCAAGTAGGGCAGATAGGCATTGTCAAGGATATTAATGCTTGGCAACTGCCAAACAACGTCTGGACTGATGGTAATAATATAAGAGCAGAGCATGGGGCTATACAGAAAACCCCCGGCTATAAGGAGGTTATGGCTTCCTGTCCTGTTGCACCTTACTATGTAACTAACTTAGTAGCTGGTACTACATCCTTCTGGGTTGTAGGAGGGCTAACTAAGATATACGTGCATAATGGCTCTGCATGGACTAATATTACTAGGCAGACTGGCGGTTCTGATGTAAATTATAATGCTACAGCTAAGGAAAACTGGACATCTACTGTATTAGGTGGTGTCCTGGTTATGTCTAATGGATATGATGTCCCACAGTTCTGGGCATTAACAAATGGTCTTCCAGTTATCACCACTAATATGGCTGATCTTAGTAACTGGTCTGCATCTACTCATTACCCTTTCTCTGTTAAAGCGTTTCGATCTTTCTTGGTTGCCCTTAATGTAACCAAGGCTGGAACAGCTTATACAAGTCTAGTTAAATGGTCGCATGAAGCAGGTACTCAGGCACTTCCATCCTCATGGGATGAAACTAGCGCAACGGTAGATGCTGGGGAGTATGAATTAGCTGACTCAAAAGGGGCCATTGTAGATGGCTTGCCCCTTGCTGACAAGTTTATGATCTATAAGCAGGACTCAATTCATGTTATGTCGTATGTTGGGTCACCATTTATCTTCGCATTCCGTCAACTATCTCCAAATATAGGAGCATTCTCTAAGAACTGTATAGCAGAGTTTGGTGACAAGCATTTTATTCTAGGGAATGGCGATATCTATGTTAATGATGGAATGAAAGTTCAATCCATCCTTCCGCACAAGATGAGAGATTACCTGTTTAGCAGCATGAATGGTGATGAAGCAGAGAAATCATTTGTTGCTGCTGACTATGGTGCTACTGAGATGTATGCTTGCTATGTATCTTCATCCAATGTAACTAATGTGCAGTGTGATAAAGCATTAGTATGGAACTGGGTGAACAATACTTTTACAGAGCGTGATCTTCCAGACTTAGGATATATGGCATTCGGTGTTGAGGGTGATCCACTTGCCTCTGCTTCATGGGCCGCTGATACCACCACCTGGACTACCAATACAAAGCAATGGAGTACGGCGGGAGCATCTTCCTTCTTTAATACCGCCGGTAAGTCGCTGGTGATGGCATCTCCCACTAACACAAAGATGTACAGGCATAACACCGGCAATCAGGAAGATGGAAGCAATATGACATCCTACATCGAAAGAACAGGACTAACTGTAGATGAGTCAGGACAGCCTAATCCATCAACAGTTAAGAAAGTTCTATCTGTATGGCCCAAGATGTCATCTTCTGACGCTAATACTGTGAACGTCTATGTAGGCGCACAGATGTCAACAGAGGAAAGTATTACATGGGAAGGGCCGTATACATTTAATCCTGATTCACAATCAAAAGTCCCTGTTAGAGTTACGGGAAAATATATCGGTGTGAAATTTGAATCGACTGGTGACCAAACATGGAGATTGGACGGCTATGCCCTGGACTTAAAAAATGCAGGGAATAGAGGCTCCAAGATGAACTGATGGCTACTCATGTTGACAGGGTAGAAAGGTCTGTAACCCATTATGAGCCAGGACCATTGCCGTTAAATAAAGAAGATTTAGACCAATATGTTGTGAATGAACTTAAAAGATTGGGAGATATACTGTTAAACCAAGCAACCTTCAGACTAGAGAGAATACATGAAGCGCCGTCAAGACCAAGAACAGGGGATATTAGATTCGCCGATGGATCGGACTGGAATCCAGGATCGGGCGAAGGAATTTATTGGTACGGTTCAAGCTGGAATAAACTGTAAGGTTGTTTTAATCCAACCTGATGATCTGGAGATGGTGTGGGATGAGGTAGTTCCATTAATCAATGCTGCCTTAAAGTATTCAGAAGGCGAGCTTCTTCCAGAAGATTTGATTGAGCCTTTGAAAACTGGAAAGATGCAGCTATGGGTTGCATTAAAAGATAATCATGTAATTGCTGCTATGATTACAGAGATTATAATATATCCAAGGAAAAGAGTATTAAGAGTAATCACAATAGCAGGTAAGGATGGTCGTGGTATGAGTAAGTGGTATGGCTTCCTTCCCCTTATCGAAGGGTTCGCGTTAAGTAATAACTGCTCATCCCTAGAAGCATGGACAAGAAAAGGAATGGCAAAGAAGCTAAAAGACTGGGAGCACAAATACATGGTGATTACTAAAGATTTGAAAGAGAGGATGCAATAATGGCAGTTATTAACCCTTATGATCCTGGGACTCCTGTTCCCTTGCCTACCTATGGTGGCTCTCTAGGAGACTGGTCTGCAATAATGAAGTTTAAGCCATGGGAATTACTTGATAGATACCAAGACCCTACGTTTAATCCTCAATGGCTCCCTTATCTTTCACCTTGGATAATACCAGAAGAAACTCCTGATCCTGATATACCTGTAATACCACCTTACGTTGCTCCTGAATGGGTTGACCCTGATAAAGGCAATGGAGAAAATGGTGATAATGGAACTGTTGTTAATGGTGGTCCAGGAGATATAATTTGGACCGATCCTGATACGGGAGAATCTATTGTCTATGGTGTGGATACAGGCGGCACAGGAACAGAAGATATCGAAGGTATAAGTACAGGAGCAGTAGTGGATGGAACCGAAGAGGGTTATCCTGGGGCTACAGATCAAGGGCTTACAGACGCAGTAACAGCACAGGCTCTTGCAGACGCTCAAGCATTAGCCGATCAACAGGCAGCAGAACAAGCATTAGCAGCAGAACAAGCATTAATTGACCAGCAAGCAGCGGATGACTTGGCCGCACAACAAATAGCGGATGCACAAGCAGCATCGGATGCTCTTATCCTTGCTCAACAAGAAGATGAAGAAAGGATGAGAAATGAAGCAGCAGCAGAAGAAGAAGAAAGAATAAGACAAGAAGAGGCAGCAGCTTTAGAAAAACAAAACCTTGAAGATTCAGCTTATGCCAGTATAAGTACAGATAAAGATCAATGGGGTAGAGAACATTGGGAATCACATGGTAAAAATGAAGGAAGAGATTTGCCTGGCAATTTTGGAGCTTATGTAGACAGCTATTCTGATTTAAGTTCTGCTTACACCTTGCTCGTGGTTGGACCCGACTCTGGTACTATACAAGAGCCTGATGATTCAGGCGAAACTATCCTTGGTGCTGCTAATACACCGCAATGGATTCAAAAGCCAGATGGCAGTTACGGATGGGTGTATCCTGGTACAGGAGGCATTGCTAGTACCGGACCTGTAGATGCTGGAACACAATTAGCTGGTGCTTCAGACTATCCTAGATGGGAACCATATAATCCATATGCTTCACTTACTCCTAGCAGTATGGGCACTTGGTTTCGGGACCCTCCTACTACCCAAGGGGGAAGAATAGGCCTCCCGTGGACTTATCAGGAATGGCGGGATCATTATTATTATTAAGAGGCTTCATAAAGAGGAATAAATTATGTCAGGTGGAAGCAGAATAACTAAAACACAAACAGATCCTTGGGGCGTAATGCCTGGACCGCCAGGAGAAACATTTGAGTTTGGTGATCAGGAATATCTAACTTCAGATTACCCAGAAGGTATTGGTCAACTACCTGCGCTTGTTGGAGCTTTCGGTGCTGCTAGGAATTTATATGATGCTGGGCAATATGCTCCCTCATACTTTCCATCACAGACATATGCAGGGTTTGCTCCTGCTCAACAGGCAGCACAAGAGGCTATCACTGAGTATGCTACTGGTGGAATACCAGATGCATTAAGCGCAGCAGCAAGAACAGGTTTGACTGGTGGACTAGGTTATGGCCTTGGTAGGATGCAAAGAGGTGAAGACCTTGCTCAACCATTAACACAGGCTCAGTATTCTGGATTAACCCCTTTTGATGAGGGTCAGTATGGTGGCCTATTATCAGGTGATGTTGATTATACTGCTGGCCCATTTGGAGAGATGGCTTCAGCATATAGAACACAGGCCGAAGACGAGATGAATAAGGCTCTTGCAAATGTAAGAGGAAAGCAGGTTCTTTACCAGCCAGGTGGTGGAAGCAGGGGAGATATCTTTTCAGGCCAAGCAATTGAACAGGCGCAGAAGGATCTAAATAGAAATCTAGCATCGTTATATGGTGGTGCTTACACTAAAGCACAGGAAGGAAGAGTACCAGCAGCACAGCTAGGTATGCAAGCACAGCAGTATGGCATGGGTCTAGGTCCAGAAGGAGCCGCAGCAACGCAAGGATTCTTAGGGCAGTACCCATCTGTGATGGGCGCACCTCTAAGTATGGCCGGTGCAGTAGGAGATGTAGGCGCACAGAGAAGGGCCATGACACAGGCTGGACTTGATGAATCAATGGCAAGACACCAGTATGAATCTACCCGACAGCAGAAC